AACCACTACTTCACCGACCCGGATGCATGGTTCCTGCGCACCAACGTGCCGCGCGGCCTGGTCCACTACGATCGTGACCCTGTGACCTTCGAGCAGGACAACGATTTCGACACCAAGAATGCCAAGGCGCTCTGCTACGAGCGCTACAGCATGGGGTGGACCGATTGGCGCGGCGTCGTAGGCAGCCCCGGCGCCTGATAACGAGGGCGCTCCTTCGGGGGCGCCCCTTCTCTTTGGAGCATGAACCATGTGGAAACCCACTGTTTTCCCGAATGGGATCATCGCCGGGGGCGTGTCTGTAGGCGATCTGAATGGCACGGGCGCTCCGGTCATTTCCGGCGCTACGGCGAGCGGTCCGGTTGCGAGCGATAGCCTGCAGGTTGGCACGACCAACGGCACGCCGCTGACGCAGGTCCGCGTCTATTCGCAGGCCCTGACGCCGGTAGCGGTTGCGCTGAGCACGACTGCGGAGCAGACGTTCACGGTGACGGGCCTGACCACGGCTGACAAGGTGTTCGTCAACTGGGCGGCCAACACTGCTGGTATCGGCATCGTCGGCATGCGCGTGTCGGCGGCCAACACGCTGGCAATCACCTATGTCAACGCCACTGTTGGCGCGCTGACCCCGGCGGCCGGCACGTATCAGATCGTCGCATTCCGGAGCTGATGCCATGGCCGACGCTGTCACGTCTCAGATTGTTCAGGACGGCCAGCGCCAGGCCGTGTGCAAGTTCACCAACGTTTCGGACGGCACCGGTGAGGCTGCCGTCGTCAAGGTGCATGTGGCATCTCTTGTTCAGGGACTGAACGGCGACCCTTGCACGGGCGTGTCGATCGAGCAGATTTGGTATAATTGTGATGGCATGTCGGTGAGCATTCTGTGGGATGCGACGACCGATATCCCGGCAGCGATCATTACCGGATATGGCCACCACAACTTCACCTGTTTCGAGGGCCTGACCAACAACGCCGGCGCGGGCAAGACGGGCGATATCCTGTTCACCACGAATGGCGCCACGTCCGGCGACAGCTATACGATCGTCCTGAAACTGTTGAAGAATTACGGTTGATGGCATGTCGAACGCAAGATCCCCTGCACTAGACGGATCTCCAGGTTGGATTCCTGGGGACAGTTGGTGTATCTGCGACCGCAGCGGCCTCAAGGTCCGCATGTCGCAGACGCGCAAGGAGTGGTCAGGCCTTCGCGTTTGGGTTGGTGTCTATGAACCGCGCCAGCCACAGGACTACGTCCGAGGCCGCAAGGATGACATGCGCGTTCCTGATGCCAGGCCCCGCCAGCCTGATGTGTTCCTGACCACGAATGAAGTTCAGCCCGAGGATCTGTGATGGCAACCAGCGGCACGGCTGATTTCAACCTGACGGTCTACGATGTGATCGTGGAGGCTCTAGAGCTTCTGACGATCCTGGCCGCCGGGGAAGAGCCATCCGCTGAGGATGTGGCCAGCGCCAAGCGCTCGCTGAACATGATGCTGAAGGCATGGGAGGCCAGCGGCATTTATCTGTGGACACAGACCGAGGACAGTTTCGCGACGGTGATCGGGCAGGCAGCATATCTGTTCGGAGCCGCTGGCGTGAAGACGTATCGGCCACTGCGCATTATCAGCGCTCGATACGATATGGGCGGAGGTAATGAGTTGCCGATGCGGTTGATCTCTAGGCAGGAGTATTTTGAGTACCCGCTCAAATCAACACAGGGCGTATCTACGACCTATTATTACGACCCCCAGCGGTCGAACGGCACGCTTTATCTGTGGCCCGTTCCGGCAAACGTCACGACGCTGCGTTACACCTATGTGCGGGCGCTTGAGGATGCTGAATTGAACAGCAATAACCTCGATATGCCGCAGGAGTGGCTTGAGACGCTGGCGTACAATCTGGCTGTGCGGCTTGCCCCCAAGTTTGGCGTGGCGGCCATCCAGTCGGCGGCGCTCATCAAGGCGGATGCGGCGGCCAAACTGGAAGAGGCGCGCGGCTGGGATCACGATCCGGCGCCGACAGAACTGCGACCGGACTATGAATGGATGGGGATGCGCTGATGGCAGCGACAGATACCTTTCATTCCCTGCTTGGCATCTTCAGCGGCAACCGTGATGGTTCGGCGCCGGCCTCTGCCGCGCCGTCGAACGGCCAGGTCGACATGAACTTCGGCAGCCCGGCCGGCACGGCGCTAGGGGCACTCAGCCTTGTCCCAGGCCCTGTGGGCTGGCTCGGAACGCTTGGCAGCGCCGGTGTGCGGCTTGGCAATGCGTCGTATGCCGATAGCGCGCGTCCGACATGGGGACAACAGGGTCTGAATTTCGGCCAGTACGCCGGCTCGGCATTCGGGCTGAACAGCTACGGCCAGGGAGGCCGCACAGACGCGATCGGCCAGTATAATGGCTCTGATGTCGCGCCAGGGGGCATGGCATCGAGCGGCGGGTTCATGGGGATTGGCAGTTCGCAGCATCTGGCTTACACGCCGGCAGAGGCCCAGAGCCGGTACGCTTCACAGCAGGCCTATGGCGCCAACTTCCAGGGGCCGTGGGCTGGCCCCGGCAACGCGCCGGCTACGTTGGCACCAACACAAGCTGTCGCCGCTCCTAGGCCCCCTATGGCGGTTGCCGCCCCCGCTGTGAACGCCTTCGGCGTAGCAGCGCCGCAGAACACGCTCGCCAGCAGGATCAATGCGTCTGGGTCATCCGATCCGATCGGGGACCTGATCCGGGGCCTTGGCCTCGGCGGGGGCGGTAACTACAGCGCGGGCCATCCTGGAGATGGCGGGCCCGGCGGAGGCTACGGTGGCCGTGCGGATACCGGCCGCAGCGGCGCGGATACCGGCAATCGGTCAAGCATAAACTGATGACAAAGCTTTTACCCCCGCTCGGCTCTGCAACAGCGCGCTCTAGGCCGGTATCGGTCCAGCGCGTCGTGAACATGATGTCGCAACAGGCCCCTACCGGTTCGCCGTGGCAATACTGGCTGGTTGGCTGTCCTGGGCTGAAGAATTGGGTCACGCTGCCGAAAATGCCTGTTCGTGCGGAGGCGGTGTTCAACGACCTCCTGTATGCGATTGGTGACGATACGCTCTACAAGGTCGCCAGCGACGGCACGATGACGCCATATTCGGCCGTGACTGTGCCAGACGGGCCAATCTATATGGCACCTGGCAACGGCTATCTGGTGTTTACAGCTGGCGGCAATGGGTATTGGTTCGACGGGACGACGCTCGGTAAGATTATACCCGATGGCATGCCATTGGTGTCATCGGTCGACTATATCGACGGCTATTGGATCTTCACGCAGCAGGACAGCGGTCGGTTCTTCATCACGGCGATCAACGATCCGCGGTCTGTGAATGCACTGGACTTCGCCAATGCTGAAAGCCGCCCGGACAACACGATCCGCGTGCTGGTGACGCATCGTGAGGTGTGGCTGTACGGCACGGATTCTACTGAGGTCTGGACCGATACCGGCAATGCGGACTTCCCGTTTGAAAGGTATAGCCCGGCGGCAATCGATCGCGGCATTCTCGCGGCCGGATCGGCAGCGAACCTCGACAACACGTCGTTCTGGATCGGCAACGATGGTATCGTATACCGGGCCGAGGGCTATACGCCGACTGCTATTTCGACGCCAGAAGTTGCCAAAGCGATTTCTGACAGCACTGCGCCAGCCGACATTGTCGGCTTCACGTGGACGCAGGAGCAGCACGTTTTCTATGCGCTGCGCATCCCTGGTGTTGGGGCCTGGGTCTATGACGCCGCAACGCAACAGTGGCATGAGCGAGAGACATTTGGCCGGGATATGTGGCGAGCGAATTGCTATGCCCATGCCTATGGCAAGCACATCGTTGGCGATGACACGACGGGCGATCTATACGAGTTCGATTATGACACGCTCACGGATGGGGATGCCATCATGGCGTCTGACATCTATTCGCCGCCGATTTGGGCTGAAGATCAGCGGTTTCAGACTCATCGGTTGCAGGCTGACTATGAGGTCGGCGTCGGCTTAACGCTTGGCCAGGGCAGTGACCCACAAGTGATGCTTCAGTGGTCCGATGATGGCGGGTTTACGTGGTCAAATGAGCATTGGCGCACGCTTGGGCCGATTGGCGCGCGTCGTCAACGAGTGCAGTGGTATCGTCTTGGCCAGTCGCGTGAGCGCGTCTACCGGATGCGCATTACGGACGCTGTGAAGCGCGCGTTTCTAAGCTGGACGGCCGATCTTGAGGGGGCATCGACCTGATGGCAGCCCCAAAAGGCGATATCTACACGCGAATCGCGGATGTTGTGCCGCCTGATGGGCCAGTTTTGTCCCCAAAGAACCGGTTTTTAGACGGGTGGTGGCGCTGGCTATGGGTTTTCCGCAAGACTGCTGATGATAATTTTACGTCAGTTGCTGTAAATGATCTTGGCGCGCAGCAAGCGGGCCAGATTGAGGCGCTACAGGCCGAAATCACCGCGCTTCGTCTGCAATTCGGCAGTTTCCAGGCCGAGGCTGTGCAGGACTT